CCAAGACCCCAACCCACACGACACAGTATCAGCTCATCGCTGGATATAACTACAACAACTGAAGATACAACTATAAAATAACAAGATCCAGATTGTTTTAAAAACTCCTATACTAGTTGTGTCTTAATACTGAGGTATATTACATTTTATTGGGTTGGGCGTTCTCATCATGGTTCATCATTGACTAACAGTCACAGCATTGACAATATCCGCAAAGATAGCATCATGGCAACTTTCATATCCCAGTCACAGGTTTCTTATGAGTACCCGCACGAAATGGTATACGAGCGGAAATTTAACATCGCCATGAGATCAACATATGCCGCCAACTATCTGTCGAGGATGGAGACTGGAGAATTAACCCCCAAGGACTTGGCTTTCAAGAAGGTGGTGATAGACATGGGATATTCTGAGGAATATAGTTGCAACTCAAACTGTTATTCTCATGTACTAGACCACCTCTTGTCCCCCTCTTCCCGGTTTAACTTAGGAAGAGAGGAAAGAAGAAAGTCTCAGAGGGTTTCCTCCATTGCAATGAAGACTATAGACGTACAAGTGAAATACCTCATGAACCAATACCATGTTTCAAACAAGAGTATAGTCATGAGAAAGTACCGTCAATGGGCATCGGGGGTAGAGTTCAAAACAGAAATAGCACGGCTCCTATGTTTCTCACAATGGTTATGCGAGAAGATAGACCTTCTAGCACGCATGAAAAAGCCTCAAGGCAGAGCATCTGAAGAGGAACACATAAATCATCTCACATCTTGTAATCATGCAAGATTTGAAGATATTCCGTTCTCTTTTGTAATGGGTGATGGGGTATGTATGATAAGCATAAACGACAAGGTCTTCCTCTGCCCTAGTAGCTACCTTCTGCTGATTCATAACAAGGTCTGTGATTTGGTATCAGTATTATTGTTCGCATCGTTTGGGCAAGGAAATCTACTGCCTTTAGAGGCATACCAAACAACGATAAATTTCATGCGATGCCTCATTCGATTAAGCATCAAATATAAAGAGAAATTCTATGACATCTCCAAATCTCTGGAGTCATTTTGCGTTGCAGAAAGTATCATAGAGCACGAGGAATGGCAGAACCGCGAGTTCCTTAATGTTACATCATCTGACCTATATGAAGCGACTAAGTTTGACTATATGTCTTCTGACCTAAGAAGCCTGTTGCTGGACGCAGATACCCCGTTCCGACATGAACTGTGTTGTCTCTCAAAGCTTCTAGGACACCCGTACGTAGATATGGAAGAAGGGACAAAGAGCATCCATAGCAAAACAACAGAGGTGTATACTGTGAACCTCCTCAAAGTCCAAGAGAGCATTAACCATATCAAATGGAACTATGTTAGAAACCATATAGTGAGATACTCTAAATGGCCTCCTTGTACGTTGAGCAAGGGCGCAAGTCCTGCGACAGAGCAAGCATTCGTTCGGGGAAGAGACCCTTACTCGGCATCTATAACCAAGAGGTATGGCCAGCCGTTAATATCTGACATGTCATTTATAGAGGTGAAGGCGAACGAGAGGTTCAATAAGTTAGACAACATCATACCCTACCTCAAAGATAAGACCATATCCGTTCTAAGATCTAAGGCTCTCAAGATGTATTTTGATAATCAGGAAGAAGGCAACTCTGATTGGAAAGACACCAGACTTCTCTTAGCTTACCTCTTAAACCCTAAGCTCGTACATGATCATGAAACCTACATAGAGAGATATGAAAGCTCAGAAGAACTGGATGATTTGCTAGACTATCTAATAATCAAAATAGTGCCTAAGGAGTTAGAGCCTAAGGTTCTCTTCAGAGGCTTTGGGTGTAAGACCTACGAGGACAGATTCAGAGCTCTGGCCCAGGAGAAAAATGCTATGCGTTTCCTGGACAGGTACTCAGATGAACAGGCCATGACACTGGGAGAATTAGAAATGTTGAGAAGATTATCATCGTTCAGGAACCTATGGAGGGCTTATGTAGGATACAAGATCATGTATGTTGTCATAGACGCTAGTTCGTGGAATAACCACTTCAGATCAGAAACTGTGGATGACGTGATGAAAGAAACTCTGGACAAGATATTTGACACCACTATCTTTGGAAAAACACATAAGGCCTATGAAAAGACTTTCTTTTATGTGCCTAACGGCCATGAGGCATACTCCTGGGAAGGCCAGGGAGGGGGTATCGAAGGTCTGAACCAAGACACATGGGTTATTACATACTTAGGTCAGATGAAAGTAGCACTCAGTGGGCTAGGGATGCCTTACCATATGCTGTGCAAGGGAGACGACCTTAGGATAGCGATCGCAGTCCCTCCGGCGGTGTGGAAGACCACAGAGTTGAGGATATTGAAGAATGACATAGTCAAGAGGATTTCCGAGAATATGAAAGATTTTGGGCACAAGGTCAAGGTACTAGAGTCTTATGGCTCATCTGTATACTTTGCATTCTCAAAAAGTGCGTCAGTACATGAAATAGAACTACCGCAGGGATATAGAAAGGTTCAGAAATGCTATGGAGCCTCGAACGCTTTGCTGCCTACGCTGGATGAATATATAGGAAGCTCCTTTAGTAATGCGCATAGCGCGTGTCACACAGAACCTAGCGTATTATCGTGTTACGGGGTCGGGCTGTACTGGTCTTTATACTATCTCGTAAACCACTCGTGTTATAAGGACATTAGCGATGATGCGCTAGTGGCCCTCATGTTAACCCCGAGCATGGTAGGAGGTTTTCCTATCATCTATCTACATAACATGGCGGTACGAGCGGAGTCTGACTTATTGTCACCATTTCTTGGTCTAGTACATTATCTTAGGCAGCAAGGAGACCCTGCTTTTGAATACATGAGGAATTTCTGCACTGCTCCACTTCATGAGCCGGGTACAAGATACACAATGATCTATAAAGATCCTTACGCTCTTCCAAGCAAGAGACCGAGTTTACCATCTGCCGTGTTGAGGTCACACATAACTCCAGTACTCCAAAAGTTCACGAGGAGGGAGGAGATCAAGGAACTCTTAGAAGCGAGTAAGAGTGACGCGATGGACATCATACACGATGTCTTATCATCGGCCAATGTGTTGAACTCCAAAATCCTAGCCGCACTATATGCAGCTACGCCGGAGGGCTTATTAGATGAGCTTATTAGAAAATTTGAATCTGCGAGAAGTATTGTAGAACTCCTCATCAAGACATTAGGCTACAGAAAGAGCACCACTATGCTTTATAAAGTCCTCCGGGCGGAAAAACGAGTTCAAGAGTGGAGGAAGGCCAGACTGAAAGGTATCTCCCCAGGACGTGAATTCGATTATTCTCATATGATAACAGCGTGCCCTGCAGAATCAGCCCACAACATCAGGCTTCGGACCTGGGGGAAAGAGGTAGTCGGTATTACGATGCCTCCTCTGCAACATCAAGTGTACCTTACCACAGCATTCTCCGCTGGGTCCACCGAATGGGTAGACAAGAACCACTTTGCCTATACCATCAATCACCCTCTCAAGAATATCAACAGGGGGAGGTCAGAACATTTCTCGTCTGGGCAATATAAGCCGTTCTTGGGCTACACCACACGAAATGGGATGACCGAACCTACTGTTCATTTCATCGAGAAGGACCCTATGCTGACTAAGATCAAGAATCTAATTGATATCATCACCTGGACCAAAGTAAGTAGGCTCAGGCCTGATGGTTCGGAGGAGGTGAGTAATTGCCCAGAGTTAATAGCTACTATTCTGAAAAGCTTTACAACCACTCCGCTAGAGGCCCTTGCACCGTTTAGTGGGGTGAGAAGGTCAGGCACAATCCAGCACCACATCAGAGCACCGTCTTACAGGGAATCAATTGTCCCAAATGTATTGTCTAATGTCTACACACGGATCTTAGGTGAATCCAATACTCACACCCGTTTTCGAGAGTCTAAAGAACATTTCCACGTTAACTTTCTCCATATTTACTGTTACTGTACATGGCTTGCATTCATAGAGCTTGAGTTTTCAACACACATCAGTACTCCAGAAGTGATGTGGAGCGTAACAACTGAATGTCCGTTCTGTAACCGGCCGATTGAAGAACAACCACTCGTCTTTGACACTTCCAGACTGAAATATGTTCATCTACACCCCTTAGCAACGACGAAATTAGGGGTGGTATCAGAGCGGATAATGAAAGAATCCCTGGACATACATACAGCAGAAAAGGGCACACCTCTGATAGTCGGCGACGATACAACGATCTCCTTTGATCATGCAGTTATAGGCGTATTGCAGGAGATTATTGATCAAACTTTTACTCATAAAAGGCAAATTGAAACAAGGTACGGAGTTCACTTCATGACAGATGAAGGACACACAATACTATCACATTTCCAACCGAAATCGAAACACAGAGAAATTGGTCTAACCGAGTTGAAAAGGATCCCTAATTGGCAGATAGTGCAGCACCTATCCATGCTGGTAGAGTATTATACGACCAGTAGGGTCCATAAGGGCGCATATTTGCCTCCTGTGAACTCCGTACAGGCGCTGTCAATTAGAGGAGAGGATCTTCCTTGGTACGGTCTCTTAACCCAACTCTACAGGTGCAACAAAATGGCGAGGATTATCATGGAAATAGCGAAATTCAACGAGACTCCAACGCCAACATGTTTTTATAATCCCGCAGAGGCTAGCAAATACATACATACCAATGCCCGCCTCTTAGCGGGGAAGCTCCAACTACCTACGACCTTGACGGTACTTCAGTACTATTCTTCGAGCCAACTCCAATCGAAGATTCAGATGACCCAGGAACATGCACTGAAGAAGATCATAGATACTGACATCCTCAGGGCATTACCGAAAAAGGTAGGATCCGCCCAGCAACGAGTTTCCTCGTTATCAGGGGTGTTGGTTGAGGCCTACAGAAAATGCATAGTCCTACTCGGGTGCGTATATATGTCCGAGGATATAGCGGAGCAGGCGTCACAACATGTTCTAGAAACGAAAGCAAAGGAAGTAGGCCTGGTAAACACCACTGACCTGGGATATCTTGCCTTGATGGAGATGATGGAGTCAGATGAAGACACTCAGGGGCCTTACATCACATCCGTATTGGCCAGGTTCAGAGACTTAGGGGTTGAATGGGATAGAATTGAGGAATGGGATGATGAACAATGGGATGATTACATCGGATATGTCGGGGTTCACTATAGTCAGAAAAAGGTGTCAATCTTGCATACTAACATAGGAGCATGCATACTAAGGGTGAGGTCAGAAACTGTTGATACCGATAGCTCACCTGAAGATATCCTTAGTAAGGAAGTAGAGCAAATACCTAGGCACCCAGCAGTACCCGTCAAACCAAGGTACCCACCCCCCTCTAAGATCACACTGGGGAAAGACTTTATAGAGCCGTACGCTGACTATCATCTCGAAATCCCTCTTGATGCGGACCGGGTTAAACACATTCCGCTAGATGCGTTCTTCCGAATTCACGGAGCTGGCACCGGATCTGAGACGACCCTCTTATATCTATTGAAAGGTCTCCATGTAGAACTTGACCCACATAATCGGAATGCGATAGGGGCCCTCTGTGTTGCGGACGGAATGGGGGGTTTCACTTCTGTCCTATCATCTGTATACCCAAGGTCAGTCATTGTGTTCCATACTATCCCACAGGATCCTTCTGTAATCACGCTACCGACAGCGGCATTGACGAGGGACATTGATAACCTAATACTATCAGAGCACCTTGACGAAGGGTATTACGATCTGACAACCCCTGGATTCTACTCTAGAATCTCAAAGTACAAGGTACCGCTACACTACACTACCTCGGATCTTGAGTTAAGTGAAGGGAACTTGGACCAGTTCAGACCAATCATGGGAGCTCTACTCTTACATTATATCAAATACAGAGTAGGACCTTGTGTATTTATAGCAAAGGTCCCTCTATTCAAGTCTCGTGATATATGCAAGGCACTAGATGTACTCTTAGAAGTATGTCACTATGTATGTCTTGTAGGTCCTCATACAGTTCCAGTGTACAGATATGCATATATTGTCGGAGCGGGATTAAGGCATTCTCCGACCGACGAGCGGATACAACATGTGTTTTCACAACCTGCGTCTTTGGATGCAGCAAACTTGTATAACAGATATGTCAAGTCAGTAAGTAGGTATTACTCTTCTTTAGGCAAGCTATTAGTACAGGGATACGATCTATGGGGTCCCAGTCATGTTGTGGGATACGACAAAGCATTCCCATGGTTCCAGTTTGAACCTAGGTTCCTCTCTATGCTTGCCAGGTCTCACCACTCTGTCTGTAGGGTGATAACAACAGAGAATACCGATTCGATACCGGATTGGTCAACTATTAAGTTTGATGTATGTGCATCTCACAATATGAGAGAGCTCGAGAGTTTATTCAGAGTAGATAGTTATAAAATGATACGTGACTTACAACGTTATCTCGAGACCGGAATAGACCAGAGGGCATCTCATAGAGAATCAGTTATAGGTAGAATCTTCAAAATAAAGGGCTTTTTGGCGTTGATGGAGTTATACAGAGGCTTTGACCAGCCGTGGATCATTACAACTGGATACCTTGACCGAGTATTTACTGAAACCTATGACGCGTTGCTACGGAGGGATAAGCGTGGACGACCAGAAAACCACTCGTTGTATGAGGGTGACTGGTTTTATGATGAGCGACGAGTATATTATGCGTCCAGCTTCCTTGAAGGACTAGAGGGTGCGCTTAGTATTGGGGGTTACATATCTTATGTCCTCCGACACCCCCTTGATAAGGCTAGGTACGCAGAACACCAGAAGAGGAAGAGGCGGGAAGTAGAGGAACTGTGAAGATACAACTAAAAGTATCGAGGTAATTGTTTTAAAAAAGGCTTGAGTTTGGTTTTTCTTAATTTGACACGTTTTTCGTCCCACTCGGTAAGCATTACGAGGTCCCGGTATCTGCCTTGACACACGATTGTGGATCACACAAAAGGTATCTTCCACCACTCCGACATCTGGCGGAGTGTTCAGAGATAAGATACCTAGATATAGGGCAAGGTCTCTCGACTCACCCACACATAACTAGGAAATTGCAGAGGCAGTGACCAACGTTATTATGGCAAGGCTCGAGAGTTTCGAACGCCTGACCTGGATGGTGGTATCCCTATTAGTTGCGATAGCCCCGCAGGCAACAGTTTCATCCGGTATGATTGGGTTTGACTGCGGCCATAGGAGTATTAATGTTTCAACTATTGCTCTCGACAAGGTACCTGACTGCCAGATGAACAGTCGTTCCGCCAGCCAGAAGAAGGTTACGATTCAACTGATCCAATTGGCAGACAGCTACCCTGTCCATGTATATCAGTGCAAGGTAAACATCCTACGACATATTACATATTGCGGGATGCACAGCCACTCTTCGGAGGTTAGAGGCGGGCTCTTGTCTTATGTAAAAATAATGGGGAAGTCAGAATGTGAGTCTCTCCACAAGGAGCTAAGGATGGCAATATCACATTCGAGTATAATCGATGGGCTTCGTCCGAATAGTACATCTACGCACAGTGTCACTTTAGCCGGGAGCATTAACAGTGATGGGAAATGCGAGGGAAGCGATTACTCGGATTTATACGGATCTTGGGCAAGAGTGGTAGTGTCAGCAACAGTCACTATCACTCTCTCGGACTACACCGCGTCATCAGACACAGTTAATGATCAAATCCATCTAAGGTCAGGCCTGTCATGCAAAGCATCAGAAGGATCATGTATGGACACTGAGGCGGGATATACCATATGGACAGGTACTACCCGGACCCGGTGCGACGCCAACGTACACTTGGTGCTATACGAAGGGACGGCAATGAGATACACGTCTCGGAGTCCTCACGAGAAAGATGTTATAACTTATATGGTAGAGGACGGGAGTAGGATATTCGGCTTGAGAATAACTGGGCCTTACGATGCATGCTCCTTCAATGCATATACCACCGAACATCCGAAACTCATTATAGTGCCAGAAGAAAAGAGGCCTTTTTACTTCCAAAAGAGGCCCTTAATGGTTGATTCTATGGATATGATGGCTTATGTAAACGCGAAATTCGTGTATGTAGAGAAAAGACACGAAAGATCCTACAATGCCCTGTACAAAGAGCTCAACCAACAGAGGTGTCGGTTGGAACGGAAGGTCTTAAAGAACATGCTCTCCATAGCCACCATCGACCCCACTGCGTTTGCGTATATGTACATGGACTCGCCCGGATATACAGCTGTCACACTAGGGGAGGTTATTCACCTCATTCAGTGTAGCCCCATAGAGGTTACCATCCGTCAGACTCCTCTATGCTACTCAGAGTTGCCAGTGACTTGGAACAATGAGTCCTTTTTCCTCACAGCACGGTCTAGGCTAATACAAAAGTACGGAACAGAGACTGACTGCGATGATACACTTAGTTCTAGATATAGGATCGAGGGCGTATGGTACTCCTTTGGAGAGAAAATTAAAAGGGTGTCAGCTCCAACGGAACTATCTCCAGAACCTGGTGATAATATTAAGTATGAAGCAGTAGAAGGCTTGGCCACCCTCGGAATCTACAACTATGATGAGGCCGAACAGCTCAGGAGAAAAATCATGAACCCGTATGAAAGAGATGCAATCACCAACACCTTAACTAGAGGGTCTTCCATGGTCCATTTCGACAGGCAAGACCTCTCGGTATCGGGAATGATGGATGATGCGTCAATAGATGCCATAGCAAACAGGTACTTTACGCGCGTCGTGGGGGTATTCAGTGTGATAGGGAATGTGTCGGCCAGCTTCCTCGGGTGCTATGTTGTACTAAGACTCATGAAGCTAGTGTTTGATACGCTTATCCATGGTAAGGCAATATACGAGATATACGGGTTCAGTTTAGCTCTACTGGGTGCTATATGGGATAGTGCCACGACCTATCTTCTCCACAGAGGGACGAGAGAGAGAAAGCAGAATTCACGTACAGATATCGATGTTGAAACGGGTGGGGAGGATGTACAAATGGAGGAACCCATCACCCCATCTGCACCGAAGGAAGAGGTTAAAGAAGGGATAACTCCCAGTAGAGGATCAGGGTCAGGCTCAAAGGTGTCTGATTCTCCACCGAAGTGTTATCCTGATTTGCGGGTTGAAACATACAAGTTCTCTACGCCATGAGGACACAGCTTACCATGTTTTAAACCCAGTATCTAACCTATACTTACTCCATAATATACTTATCGTTTAAGTTCTAACCGTGCATATAACCAACTAATACTCGAAGATACAACATATTGTATTAAAAACCAGTGTTTTTGTATCTTGTTCTCTTTTGTTGCGACACTAGACATGGCGAGAAGGATCTACGGCCCGGCGGACTGCCGAACGTATTACGATAAGTGGCTACAACCAAACCCTCTTTTTTCCGACATGTTCGTGAACACCTGTGGGCTGGATCCGTTTCAGGCACCGTGGGATGATACCAATCTCATCTCTATGGCCACTATTCTGTGGTATGGGCGGGCCATTACCCTGAACCCCGGACAAGCACCAGATATGGTGAAAGTTCATGTAGCTGTGTGGGGAGATCTGTTCGCCCCTGGCCTAGACGAAGATCGTATACTCACCGAGGAAGAGTCAAGAGCCATGGTTGTCACTAGTACGGAGAGTCTCCTTGCATACAACAACTTGGCATCTATCTCGGATATAGTAGATGCTAGGAGCTTCGCAGAGGTGGAGGACGATAATGCTACTGAACAACTGTGGAACAACGCTGCTAAAACAGCCGAAGAGTGCCTCATTATCATCCGGGCAATGGCGAATTCTGCCAGGGGGGGGTTCAGGATCGGAGGAGTGACTCCCCTAGCGAGCGTATATGTCTCTATCATCAAGCGTGGTCAGGTAACCCCGGAGTTTGTGGGGAAAATAGCGCGTGGCATCGCGGAGGATCTGGGGATTAATGAACCCATCATTAACCCCGATTGCTGCCAGCTCTTTCAGAAGGTATTCGGAGACGGCATCACGGATACTACCATGCCCGCGCTAGTGAACAGATGGCTAGAAATGTTGCCGCAGCATGCCTTGAGGCTTAGGCTCACCGTGCAGCAAGCCTCCGGGTCAGGGTTAACTGCCCTTATGATAGCAGGGAAAGCGATGCGTCTATACCACGATTTCCCCTGGGCCGCGGTGCAGAGAATGTACCCTGAGGAGTTTAGTAATTTTCGAGATGCGGTCGCCGCCGTTGGAGACAATATGTGGTATGGCTATCGGAGTGATCTGGGAGTCGTCAGGAGTACACGATATCCTAACATCACGTATATCGGTAAACAACTACTGATAAAAATTAACGGAGAGGTTGGCTTGCGAAATTACAAAGGTGGTTTGAGTAGGGCCAAGTTTCAGGCAAGAGTAGACACTCTCATCTCGGAGTACGAGAATTTAGTTACTGAGAGAAGAGGAGGGGGTGAGGAGGTCGCGGCAGATCCTATTGTGGGGGAGGTATTACAGAATGTCCGTCGTCATGCTGACGTGTACCAGTAAGATCAGCGTCCGGACTTTAGGGTTTAATAGGGGACCATATGAAGATACAACATATAATAATCAATTAGATATAGTAATAAGTTCTCAAATACTTTCATTATTTTAAAACTATAGGTCTCTTATTTTGTAAGTGGTGGTTGGCTTTGGCTGTTCCTGCTATCGGGGTGTGTATATACATCATGGCAAGTCAGCGCGGGGGCAACTCATCGGATTCAGAGGAAGACTTCGGTCTGACCGAGAACCTCCAAGCAGGGCCTTCTAAACAGCAAGAACCTAGAGGAAATGTGCCACCTGGCCCTAGAGTGAGAAGAGACAATAAAGGTAAGTCTCAAGCAAGCCAGGCCCTGTCAAACGAACTATTAGAGGCAAGGGTGAGTAGGCTTGAGGATACCGTGAGAGAATTAACAGCTTCGTTAAGGAACCTTGAGAAGATACTCCCGAGGGTAACTACTAGTGGCCCTACCGGTCACTTGAAGAAATATGATGGGTCAAACCACGTGTTTACTAGCCCTTAGATTATTATAGAAAACGGAATGCTCATCTGCAACTAACTGGTGTAGGTATATACGGGTCATGGGAAGGCAAACTAGTAACAACAAAAGACGAACACATCATTTGAAAACAAATACCTAGCTTTTTAAACAATATAGGTAGATTTTTAATACCATTGAGCCTTCTAAGAAGGGTCTATCCTTTTCTACTGTGTTTGTCTTTTGTTGCTTTAAAAC